GCCACATAATGTGGCTTTTTCTGTGTTTTTTACTACATTTGGAGATTTAGCTATGAACAACCTTAACAAGATTGATGCAGACATTCGTCTTTACCGTGACTTGGTGTATGATATCGTTGAGAAACGACTCTCTACATTACCTAACTACCGTGAAGGTGATTTGCAACAGGGTTGGCTGGATAAGTCTTTAATGGACTTATTACCACCTGATTCACCGTTAGTCAAACAAGCAATCGAAGTAGATCCTGAAGATGTCATTGATAGAATCATCACTCATGAAGAGGTGATTAGATCATTGAATATTCCGAATCTTGCTTCCGATTATACGCGTGCTGACCTACGGCGCTTCGGTAAGGAATCTCTCATTGCTCTTGAGTCCACTTATTCCTACAAAATAGGAACATACTTAAGTGAAATCGAAGCATGGGGACCTCCTGGTAATACTCTTACAAACATTGTAGTAGAAGATTCTGCTATTGGTGCAAGTTTATGACTCAGGGCACTAGAGCTTCCGACACACGAACCAATGTAGAGTACTATGCTGGCCCCTATGGGGGATGGCAAACTGCTTTAATTGGTGAAAATTTCACTAAATCGTGGGTAGGAAACGACTGGGGCCCGGACCGTAAAAAAGAAGAACATGCTTATCAAATGTCATGTTCAACGACCAAAGATTCGTTAGTAAAAGGCTGGCATGATGAAATATTTGGCGGGTATAACCACGTCCAATGTGAATTCCCTGCTAGCTGGTTTACTAATTTTGGTCCGATACCGCTTGAGTTCGATAACAATAATGAACTCAAAATCTTAGCGAAGCTCGGCGATAAAGCGCGTTCCCATTCTTTTAATGGTGCGAACTTTATAGCTGAATGTCATCAACCAATAAAAATGATTGCTGATATATCAACTTCGTTAGCGGCTACGTTGTATGGTCTCCGAAAAGGTGATTTTACACGTGTTTCTGAAATTCTTGATGCTGCTAAAGAGTATGGTAAACCATACGCTAATGCACGTTCCAAGGAAATTAAGAAACTCATGACAGTCAGATCTCGGTCTGAGTTCTTCAAGGACGTTAAGAATAACATTATAAGCGAGGAAGAGATGGCTGCTCGCGTGCTGCAGTATCAGTATGGGATAAAACCTCTACTATCTGATATGCACGATGGAGCTGAAGCCATTTCCCGCGTTAATAATGATAAATATTTTCTTAACGGACTTCAGATGAAGGTAAAAGCTAAGCGGACAATATCTGCAACGGATACATCATATTACGCGTCTGGGATCACATCCCGATCTCGCGTTATTAGATGCACTCTTCGTGCAGTATTGAAAGCAAGGCCCGATTACCTGACTCTGTTACATGTCAACGACCCACTTTCAGCAGGATGGGAAGTAATGCCTTGGAGTTTTGTCGCGGATTGGGTTTTACCCATCGGGACATGGCTTCAATCATTAGATACCGTTCGTAGCTTTGAGTGGGGCGATTGTTGGCGCACCTTGTTTGAAGAGATAGAGAACAAATTTGTCGCCCTTCAAGGCGATATTTCTGGTGGCGTCATCACATTAGGTGATGGGGCATCATTAAAATTTGTTAACGTTTCTCGACAGATATACCCGATTGGTCTATCAACATTTACTCCACCTCTGCC